TTCAAGAAAAATAAAGCATGCTTTAGGAAAAAGGGGGGTTCCCCCCCCCTTCGGTTTAGGAGGTTTCGGCAGCTAGAGCTGGTGCTCCCCTTCAGCGCTAGCTATAGGCGCGCAGCACGCCCGGGCGCCTGCGACATTTTGTCGCACCACTGCATCTTGTGTTGTATTCTTGCAACAACCACCATATCCCGGGCGACTTATCCACAGGATATCCACAGATAATTGTAAGTAGCTATTGACACTAGATATAGTAGGTCAAGTTATCCACAATGTTGCACAAATACAACAAGACATTAATATCTATTAATGGTAATATCATAATAAGAAATAGAAAGAGGTAACAATGACAAAACAACAATTCAAATCATCTGTAAAAGGTATTTTCTCTGTTCGTTGGTTAAAGAATGACGGAAGCGAACGATACCTTCATAGATGTATTTTAGGATTAAATAAAAAGGTTGAAGGTCAACCATTTGAACATAATGATTATGTTCTGGTTTATAAAATAGGTAATGGCTACGGAGAACAACGTAGATGGGGTAATGTTAACCCTAATACTATTACTCAAATCAATGGGGTTGCTGTATGAAATTCAATATAATAACTCTTATATGGTCAATAGCATTAATGCTATTGACTTTCCAAGTCTGTCTATTGTGGATTGATTGGGAATTTACTAACACCATAGTATATAAATTTGCTCTTTTATTAGATGGATTTATGTTTGGTATGGTAATGTTTGATTGGAGTCATAGATAATGCCTAAAGATTTAATTACTATGAATAACGTCAATATCCAACCACTAATTGAAAACTTGGTTGAGTTGGTTAAAGACAAAAAAGCAACGGGTGAATTAGATAACATGATAAGTGCTAAGATACCTGAAAAGAAATCTGCAGATTGGAAGCTAATCTGTGGTGTATTATGTAATGCAATAGTTGAATGGGTTGCTCTCAATAAGGATAACGAGGTTGATCCAAAAGACTTATTAAAACACCTACAAAGTGACATAGGTTACATAATGAAAAGATTGGGGTTAATGTAAGTTTACCTCTTTCAAATTAATCCCAAGCAAAAGGGGGGATTTTATCCCCCCTTTTTTTATGCCCATTATTCACAGGAAGTCCTGCGACCCCGGGCGATTGAACGAGATCATCATTGATAGTTAGGTAATGGAGTTTGGGAGTTTGGGGAGTTTGGCGACTGGAGGTTTTCCCGGGCGCGCCCGGTGCGCACCTGGGCTGTGGATAAGTCTGTGGATAAGGTGGATAAATGGAGTTTGAGGAGTTTGGGAGTTTTAGTGGGGCAAGAGCCGAATCACTCCGTTTATCTTGCCCCTTTGAGTGCCGTACTGTTGTTCATATATTACACTCAAATTCTTTTGCTCGTCCTTGTATCGTAATACGCAGACTAGGTCGTTTTTAATAAAGAAAAACGTTCCTCAAAACTTCTAACTCTGATAAGGTGGATTCAACATCTTAACCTCTCTTTGTTATGGTAGTCATTTTTTAGAGGTACGGCTACCAATACCTAATAACACTATACTACGAATCCAACCCTAAATCAATAGTGATTTGAAACAATCTTGTGGATAACCGAAAGTTCAGGGAACTTTTGCTTCCCGGGCCCTGCGGGACATCCGGGCTCCAGACCCTCGGCCCTCGCGACATTGAGTTCATTGGGGAGTTTGGGAGTTTGGGGGAGTTAGAAAATAAGCACAAGGAGGAAATACACTGCGATCAGGACCAAAGCCCACTTCACAGGTATTAATAATCCTAATAACCAATCCATATTTTCCTTTCTAATTCTTGCATCCTGCTGCGCCCGCCTTCCAGCTGCTGCAGCCTCCCTCCTGGATCCTGACCTTATTTCAAGGATTTTGGGGAGTTTCGGAGCTTCATCCTGTTATATAACCATCTACCAGGCGTCTGTCAAGAGCCCGGGCGAAATATTTATCGCAGAACTCAGCCATTTCTCCGTGAAGTAAACGACCGGGGCGCCCGGTGCGTCCCAGCTCTCCAAATAAAACCACAGAACTCTGCTATTTTATTCAGGGGAGTTTGGGAGTTTCACCCAGAATCAGTCCCCGGGCACCAGCGGGCGCCCGGGAGACTTATCCACAGGTTATCCACAGGTTATTAACATTAGGGGAGTTTGGGAGTTTAAGCCAAACTCCCCCTTGTTTCTAGTTAGTCGTGCCTCGAACTATGTCCGAAACTTGACCAAAGAAAGAGTCATCGCTTTTCTCCATTTCTTTTTCAACTCGCTTTGCATTGCGTGTCATGACAGGAACAACCCCATCATAATGATTCGCAATCCTTTTAAGCGTTTCATTCATTTCTTCTTGATTATCAGCAATCCTATTGAGTGCTATATTAATTTGATCGTCTACTACCATAATAACCTTCTCTTTCTATTTGCATTATACCACAAACTTATCCACAATGCAACAACTCATTTGAACTATTTTCCTGAAGTGAGACTGGGAATCCCGGGAGCTCGAAGCCTGAAGCATCTGGACTGATCATCGAGATCCACGGACAAGTTAAGGTTTTCTGGGGAGTTTCAGGAGTTTCAACCTGCCACCAGGAGTTCCATCCAGATGCTTCAGGCTTCGAGCTCCCGGGCAATCGCAGAACTCTGCCATTTTCCTTGACAGGGAAGTCCCGGCGCGCCCAGCGGGACAACTGGCCGGCTGCACGGAAATCGGCAGATTAGTTATATTACTTGGGGGAGTTTGGGAGTTTGGCCGGCGGGCGCCCCGGTGCCTCCGGGCACTTATCCACAGGTTATTAACAGGTTATACACAATTAGGGAGTGTGGGAGTTTGCGACAATTTGTCGCATATCAAGGTCCGCGAGCCATCCTTCGTACAACCCGGGCACAGAATCAATGCCCTTGTCGCGCAGTTCTTGGGCCAAGCGACCGGGAAACAGTTTGACCCAACGACCCTTAGGGGCCTTGGGTAAGTCCACAAGTATAAATACGAGTGCGCCACTACCTCCCCACCACTTATTCCAAGCGGTTTGGAGAGGTGAAATACGTACCTTTCCGTTAGGTTGCATTATTTTTAATTCAAGCGTAAAGAATCCTGTCTTCTTATGAAATACTATGCAATCAGGAAATCCTGGCGTAGCATAGCTCTCAATCCTCGATACGAGATATTTTTCCTCCCCACTTTCCAACAACTTCTTTACACTCTTCCAAAAGTTTGTTTCCGTCTTTACGGTCATACTTCGTTCTGTCCCTCACTACTCTTGGTTTCCACTTCGGTGACGTCCTTAATTCCTTTGCCATCGGATTTCTCTTCGACCGAAAGTACAGTTTGATTACCTTCTTTTTTGAATTTTCCATCTAATCCTAATTCCTTTAATTGTTTCAAAACTTCCGCACGTGACATACTGTCAATCGTTCCTGTTCTGATTTCTTTTCTATCAATGTACAATCCTGCAGCCTGCCCTCGCAACCGCTCAGCATTAACAGCAGCACTGAAAGACTTCTCAGTGAGAGATCTTTCCCTAAGCCTAGCCAATTCCTGTACATGTTTTTGGAGTTTAACTTCATGTGTTTTTTCAATTTCTGCCCTTCTTTTAACAATGGCAGATACTACATGGGGGTATCTCCTCCCATTCAATAGCACGGAGGCAGTCACATTTGCGCTATCCTCACTATAGCCAGCTTGACGTGCGCATTCAGTAGGTGTTAATCGTCCCTCATTCTCCGTAAAAATCTTAACAAACATCCTCTGCTTAACAGTCAGTCTGTCCACCCCCTTGGGGTATTTAATGGACATGTCTTGTGCCACCAATGTGCCACCACTATCTTCTCCACTTATCTTTGGATCAACCATCGTAAGTCCTTGTAGTAGTAGGATTTTTACTCATATATAAATCCTAAAAAACTAAAAATGTCACTTGCGTAGACAAGGGGTGGTACATTGCTGGCACAACGTAAGTTATTGAAATACATATCATAATCGTCATTTGTGCCACTGTGCCACCTATCCCGGTATAGAAAATTTAAAAAAAACATTTGAGCAAATATCCCCCTACTATAGTATAACAATTGATCGGCTTGCACCTTTTTGGCTTTTTATCCAATTTCTTCGCTTCAATTGGTGTATCAAACCATGAACTGGAGACTTTGATTTATACCCAAGCACCTGTTTCAACTCTTCATACGAGGGTGAGTATTTATTAGACTCAATAAATTTCACAATAACATCATACACCTTTTTTTGTGTGGGTGTTAGACCTAATTTATTTCTTTTCTTCGTATCCTTTTGCGTCTGGGTGCCCATAATAATCCTTCCTCACTTTTGCCAGCATTTCATTGCGCCCCAGTTCCGGAATTTCTTCGGGAGTGATGGAATCATAGAGTGCGCGTTGCAGTTTCTTTTCTTCAGCTGTTAGTTTCATTGGTTTGTAGTAGTTATTCCCCTTCTTCGCCCATGTTACACGAATTCCTACTGGAGGACGATTAAGCGTGATTCCATGGACATTCTGGTGCGCAGCCGTCCACGTACCCGGCGCATGGTATTTCTCCAATACATAGTTGTAGCATTCCTCATTGGAGGCAAAGTCAACAATTTCCTTGCTGAGCAGCTCCGCGTCCTTCCATACATTAATCTCGTACTTGTCCATAAGCCTTTTCCAGATATTCTATTTTCTTAACCCAACCTTTGGGTATAGTAATATATCTTCCTCCTTCCTTATCGTCTTCCTTTGTCTCCTGCGGATCCAGGCACCACGATCCCATGATTGTAACCCTTTGCTCATCATTCCTAATCATCCAACCAATATCAACGCATGTTGCCAATTTGGCATTCATCATTTTGCCCAGAGGCACCCATCCCGTATCGCCGTCCATGGCGTCCATCCAGGTTATGCGGACCATCGGCCAGCAGTCCGGATGTTTAATCGAGGGTGAACTGCTCTTCGGTTCCGTTTTTTCGTTCGAATTTTGCATTGTCCTCATCATCCCTGTGCCTATGCCCTTCCGTTACCACATCCATGATCTGGGATTTGGTTTGTAGCCTTACCTCATAATCCTGGAATACTACTACCCAAAAGCGTGCTTCTCCACCCTGCGTAGTGGTGGCTTTGCCTGCCTTGAAGTTTTCCACTGTCTTGCGGAAACCCATGGATAATAATTCTAACAGTCTGGACTTAAACAATACACGATCGGACATATCCTCGAATCGAACGTACCATGAAGGCTTCTCCGTCAACCCCGTCTTGGGATTGATGGCGCCGTCATCCACTTGGAACATATCTGTAATCTTCAGTGTTGCCATTAGTTTATTGTATCCTTGTTGTTCCAGTTGTTCGCTGCTTCGCGATATTTCTCCTGGAGTTTTTCCTCATCGAATCCAGCCATAGTTCTGGCTTTATTCCGTTCTTGATAACTCTTTGCGTAGTCATCAATAATCTCCATAAGCATAGCTGTTGGAAACTGGACGCCGTGCACTGTAACTACACTGAGCTTTCCAAGTGTCTCTTGGAAATTGTCCCTTTCCTCCTCGCACTTGCGGAGAATTTCTCTAAACTCTTTTACTGCTTTTACTAATTCCTGCATTCCTTATCCTTATTCCTTTCTCATCGGCTGCTTTCTTAATGATATGCATCATCTCCTGTCCCGGTCCACGGTGCATGCTCAGCCCCATGCGCACCAATGCGTCATAGTAGGGAATCTTGATCGCCACACTCTTGTATTTTGTCGTATCAACCATTGTCTCTTTCCCTTATTCTCTCCAGAGAGGAAAAAAAATCCTTTCCTTTCTTGGTCATTACAAGATTCTTGTGCCTTTTATCCTTAGGATTAATTTCTTGTGCGACAAATTCTAGACCCTTCCTAAAATATTCTTTTCCATTATGGCTCTTATAGGAGTGCCCCTTGCAAAGGACACCACAAATTTGTGACGCAGTGCTGAAGGGATAATTAAGCTCTTTTTTAATATCCGTGGCTGTCAGTTTTCCATCATTAATTTTAATATAATTAAGGGCTCTCATATGGCTTTCTTTCATTGAAACGCCCATGTGATGCATTAAGTTAAAAGCTGTGAATAATTGTTGTTCAATCATTTTTCATCCTTTTTAGAACGCGCTTGGAGCTCGGCCTCTTCGTGAATTGGGGTTGGTGTTTATTTGGAGCGCTACTGCTCCATTTTATCAAGGCAAGTTTCTTGCCGCCAGTCTGCTCATATT